AGGGCGACAAAGAACTTGTCAAGCCCTTGATGTAAGTATAATATAGAAAGAAATTTGAAATTTAACCCGAACTAAGTTTGTGAAGTTTTCGCAGACCGATCAAACAAAGTTCATGAAATCAAACACTCCCTAGAGTAAATACCTCGAAAGTAAGTATATGACAGTTCCCAACAAAAATCAACCCCAAAATCAACAAAACCTTCAAAATATTAATGAGATCAAGTCTCTTAAGTCAAATAGAATATTAATAGCACTCAATTACATGATAAACCAGATGTTGTACTACAAGAATAACTATTATGAGTCGGAGTTTACGATAGCCGACAAGACAGGAATCAGTAGACGTACAATATGCCGGGCCGTTAAGTTAGGTAAACAACTAGGTCTATTTAAGAGACGTCGTAGAATTAACCAGAGTAACATTTACTCCTTAAACCCACTGCTACGAAGACCAGAAATTATAGATGAACTGGCTTCGGTTTTACCTGCTTTAAGAGGGCTGCTATGTCTGTCGTTTTTGATACCAATGACAATGATATGCCAGCCCTCTGTCAAACGCACTCTCCAGGAATTTGGCACACAATATTTAAAAGAGGTTTATTTAACTAGCTGTGCTCTTAATCTTACTGTAGAAAATACGAAGAAAGAGGCTTCGCATTTCAAAAAAGAACCAGGCCCTGGATTGAGTCCCGTAGAAAATACGAAGAAAGAGGCACGGCATTTCGGACAAGAGGCACAGGCACTAAGAGACATAGCAATAGAAATCGAAGAAGCACTTAAACGGGAAATGCCTAACCAAGATACTATGCAAAGCGCTATTTTCATGCAGGAGTTGCGTAGTCGTTCTACAAATGACTATGTCGATGAAAGGTCGGTGCGAGAATATAAAGAGTTTATGCAAGATAGGCTTCCTCGCTTGGTGGAATCTGTCGGAGCACTTGCACTAGCGCCCGACAAGAAGCATGATATTATTGCTAGGCAGGTGCAATCTTACAAAGACCGACTGCATTTCAAAGATTGTATCAAGTTAAGAGCAGAAGGATACGACGTATGAAATATTCTTTCTTGGACCGGCATGGCCAATATTCCGCCGACTACCTAGGATTATCTCTAGCAGGCGCTATTAAATTGGCTCCGTATTCTGAAGAATGTCACGAAGAAGCTCTTGATTCGTATATCTCTGCTGCGGATAAAAAGAAGATATCTATCAAGGACCCAATTAAGTTTTATATATATTTGTGCAATGACTATTGCAAAAATAGATATATCGATCCAGATTATACAGCTTTAACAAGATTAGCCGCTCAGCACAACATAGATGCTCAGACGCTAGTCTATCTACCACCGGAGCAACGCGTTACCGTACAGCCCAAAAGCACCCCCGAAAAACAACCAAAGAAATACGAAGGCAACCCCTATAAACAACCAACTGGCACCTGGATAAAGTCTCAGCAGGCTTTCCCTTTTAGTCCCCAATGTAAGTTAGATGATATTGCAGAGGCTATCAAGATAGCAGCTTATATAGCTGCGGGGATTATGAATGAAAGTGGGGCGCGCTTCGTACCCCCTCTTGAATGCTTTACTAAGCGTGCAGCATATGCCGTGCAACAGCTCGTTATCCAGCACAAAAACTATGATCTCGATATACCTACTCTCGTTCAAGCAATAGATACTTTCATAGATTATAAAAGCAACCTCTTGGCAATTCCTGCCGAAGATGCTAAAGTGAAAGCGCATCAGGCAATCGCACAAATTACCCCGGTATTGTTAAAGCCGTTACGCGAAAAAGGAACTATGCCGTGTTAATGTTGCTATTATGTAGTTATTTACTGTTTGCACCAGACGATAAAGAGCTGGCTACTTGCAGATTCTTAGATCAGTTGTATGACTATAGATTTTCTCAATCAGAACAACTAGATACTCCCGATGATAACTCACAACAAGCTACTCCGCCTAATACTCCAGTACCTGAAGATGAAATCTATGATTCTCTTTTATGGAGAAGACCATGCAAAGATATACGTATATAATCGAGGGTGAACCCGTACCTTTAGCTAGGCCGCGCCTGTCTAAGTTGCATAATAAAATCTATGATTCACAGAAACATGAAAAACTTATTCTTGGCGTAGCCCTACGCAATCAACATGACGATCGTCCTCCCTTCGAAGGACCTATACGCTTAGATATTACTTTCTTTATGCCGGTGCCTAAAACGCGCCTAAAGGAGAAGAAATCTCTTCTGGATACATACCATTTTTATAGAGCCGATCTTTCTAATATGGTTAAATTTTATGAGGATCTTGCTCAAGATTGTGGTATATTCAGAGATGATTGTACGATCGCAGAAATATTTGCAAAGAAGATATATGGCGAACCTAGAACTGAATTTACTATTACAAGTTTGAAGTAATTTATATCGATTGCTTAGTAACGAACTTGTTTAATAATCTTAATGCTGTTCCATTATTATATTGACGCCGTGTAACTGTTAAAGTTACTTTTTGAATTTCTTTGTTCCAACTAACAAGCATTTTGCCTTTTTCGAGGGAACATGTTTCAGGATTTATTTGTTTTAATCTTTCAATACACTCGCCATAAGAGAGAATTTCCATATTTATCCCAGAAATTAAGCGTTTTTAACTGATAACTGATATAAATATATCATACAAAAATAGAAATGCAATAACTATTTTCACAATCTTATTTATATTTTTGATATGGTATGGTAAATATAATTAAAGTATATAGTTTCAATTAGTTTCAATATTCTACTATTAAAAATTGAGTAACTATGTGCAAAGCAAATAAGAATAGCGCATATAAAGAGATTGATACAACAAAGCTCAGTCCCTATGCATCGCTTAAAAACATGCAGTCATGGCGGCTTACTCCTGTTTCTGATACCTTCTTGGATAAGTTCTGCGAAGACCTCATGAATTGGTCATATCAAAGTAATGCCTTTTGTCTCACACAGTTCCTAAGATACTATGGAATACATGAAAGGGTCTTTTATGATTGGGTGCGAGATCATGAGAAAGTAAAATATGCTCATTGGGTAGCCATGACCAATTTGGGCGACCGTCGCGAGATTGGGGCAATAACTAAACAATTTGATGCCGGTATCATTGAGAAGTCTTTGCATATGTACTCCTCTACATTTGCAGCTGCTAAGAATTATGATGCGAAATTGAAAAGAGACGAACAAAGTGTACATATGGAAGATCTTACGAACTGCGTCCGCGATCTTGTAGAACAGAAGTGGGGCGATAAGAATGCAGATAAAGAAGAAATATAGAAAAAAATACAAGAATTATAGAAGCGGGTCTGGTTGTGATAAATGCCATACTGCATTATTAGGCTCTGCAATAGAATATGGTGATTACAATATGCTTCCTGTGGGACATTTTATTAGAAATGTAACAACAACTTGTTTACTTTGCCACGATTGTTATGCATTGTATAAAGATTTCGAAAAAAAGAATTTAGTAATCAACAGAACTGATTTTGTTTTTTATCCCCTGAAGATTATAGCGAATCTTATGGATCTTACTGATGCCGAAATAGAAAACTATCTTAAGCCTAATTTGACATTGCATAAGCCTGTTTTCGGTTGGGATAATGAAGAAATAGAGACAAGTTGCAGCTCTTGCTTAAATACAGAGCAGATAGATTGTATTATGAATTACGATGCTGCACAAGATAAGTATTTATTATTATGCGATGAATGCGCTCAAGAAATAACTAATAGTTTTGAATATATGCTGGAGAACTGGTTAAATGAAGCTGACGATACAAAATAGAAGAATGTTTGCAGAGATGGGTCATCGCATTATTCAGGATCTTGATGATAGCTTTGATGAAGGTCCTGAAATAGATTGGACTGAGGAAGATCGCAAAGCATTCAATCTTGATCTGCTGTTTATGCTATCAAGATTGGCATATTATAATCAAGACCATATGCATTGGGATGCTCTTGGTTATTTAAGGCTATTAGCTCGCAAGAAGCCTGACTTGTTTTACCGTTGGTTCGCTAAAGATTGGGAAAAGTTATTTGAAGCTTACACCGGAACTGATTCTGAAGCTGGAGAGGTTTCAGCCTCGTCCATATCAGACACAAGTGATTAAAGCGATTGAAGGCAATCCCCCTTTTAAGAAAGTATTAGCTATATTACCACGCCGTGCCGGCAAGGATATAGTAGCGTTCAATCTTGCAGTGCGGCAATGCATGCGTAGAACCTGCACTGCTTATTACGTATTTCCTACTTACGCAATGGGCCGCAAGATTATCTGGGATGCTATTGATAACGATTCGCATCGCATCTTGGATTGGTACTGCCCTGATGAGATCTGCGACCAAAAGAATTCTTCAGACATGAAGATCCGCTTTAAGAACGGTTCGATACTTAAGTTCGTAGGTTCAGACAATTACGATTCTCTTGTAGGTTCTAATTTTCAGGCTGTGATATTCTCGGAGTATGCCCTTCAAGACCCAAACGCCTACGCATATCTGCGTCCTATTATGGTTGCAAATGGCGCTTGGGCTCTCTTTATTACAACGCCGCGCGGCAAGAATCATCTCTACGATCTTTATAATATTGCACTCAACAATTCTGAGTGGTATTGCCTCAAGATGTCAGTTGAAGAGACTGGTCATATTCCCATAAATGCTATTCTCAAAGAGAAAGAAGAAGGCCTAATATCTGAAGATCTCATCCAGCAAGAATATTACTGTAGTTTTGAGCTTGGTGTTGAAGGTGCTTACTATACTAAATATATAGATAAGATGCGTCTCAAGGGCCAAATCGGCAACGTAGCATGGGAATCTGCCTATAAGGTCCATACGGCATGGGACCTTGGCATAAGAGATTCAACTTGTATTATTTTCTTCCAATGCTGCAACAATATAGTGCGAATAGTAGATTTTTATGAGAATACGGACCAGGGACTTGAACACTATGCTCAGGTACTATCGCAGAAAGGTTACAATTGGGGGCGCCATCTGTTTCCTCACGACATTATGGTTAGGGAATTTGGTAATGGAGGGGTTACGCGTTATGAGAAAGCCACCCATCTTGGTATACGGCCAACGCCAGTGCCGAATATCCCGCTTGTCGATGGAATCGAATGTGTCCGTTCAACATTCTCAAAGATGTGGATCGACGAAGCGAATTGCAAAGAGCTTATCAAAGCCCTCGAAAACTATCGCAAAGACATCAAAAAAGGCGATTCCAAGAAACCAGTCTATGCAGATCATCCACTCCACAACTGGGCAAGCAATGCAGCAGATGCAATGAGGATGCTTTGTGTTGGTCTGCCTAAAGTGAGGGAAGGTACTACTCCCGAGGAGCTAGAAAAGCGTTACCGCGAGGCAGTTTTGGGCTCAAACTCGAATATGCCGCCAATCTTTCGCAATGATTTGCCTGAATATTAAAAAACCCCCGACTTCTCGAGGGTCTACTATCAGAAACGAGCCATATTATAAGTTAATCATAGAGTGAACGTTCCATCAATATAATACTTACAACGCACGTAACAAAAATAAGCAGTGAATCAATTATGCTGATAGTTTGATGTTTCCAATATTCCATTAATATGCCAACAGCCGGCACCATTATCATGTAGAATCCATATTTCTTTAAGCACATTTCTATTGAAAAGGATTCTTCTTTGGGCATAACAAAACTGCAAACCCAAAATGCCAATGCTGTGATCGGTAACGCTAATACTACTTGCCACCATACAAATTGTTGCCCATTGACAGTGTATTGATATGCAAGTGTTATAAGAGTACCCATAAGTACATAAGGCAATTGTTGCTTGATATTATATGCCATTGTTTTCCTTTATGGTGTAGGTGCTACCGTCGTAACGATGCCTACATATACAGCTGCTGCACAAGTTGCCTTGGCTGTAACTAGACCAGCAGCAAACGCTCCGGCCGGTCCTGCAACAACCAATCCTCCAGCTGCTGCACCGACTGTTGCTACTCCGCCTACGACGAGTGTTCCTGCAACGGCCAAAGCAGCTAATAAACCCCCGCCACCATTTAGTCCGCCCTCTTCTTGTATTCTATAGTCGCCATTGTTCATCCGAATTGTTCTAATGCGATTGCCTGCATCAGTATATTTTTGTAGTTGTCTTGGCGATAATGACCTCAAGAACGGAGATACATCATAAGGCTTAACGACATGAGCTCCGGTAAGATCGTGGACGAAGAATTGACGGCGTTCTTCCATTTGCATGCAAGCTTGACAGCTTAAAGATACTAACAATACAGCAGAAACTAATACACTTGTACCGCGCACGGTTACTCCTAGAAGGTAATAATGTTAATAAAATAAATTGATAAGAATATATAAGGTAATGGCGCGAATTCAAGAAGAATTTTAACCTGCATTCTATGTGCAATATGCCGGTGCCTGTGCTGACTTTTTTATTTATGATCGGCATAACCTTTGGAAATTTTCTAAATTATCTCAGCCTGTCATTTATCACGGAAGATGTATTACCAATAGAAAAGCCATGCATTATAGAATCGATGTATCGGAGATTCAATGTCGCTTAATTAATATTATGTAAACATTTTATAAACTGACTTTGCCTGGATCTGGTAATTCAGTCCATGCAAATACTTCTTGGCCATGTGCACATAATGGTTCATCATGTTTTTCATCTTCAATGCTTTCATACCAGCAACGTTTTTTTTGTTTGTCTTCTTTCCAATAGGCATAATCAACGGATGGCAACCATGCATTTGCATTACTATAAACAATCACGAAATGCTGTTCTTGGGGCCATTTTTCCCCGATTTTTATCCATTCTACATGTTGTTTGTTGCATTTGGTTTGTTTACTCATTATTAGTCTTCCTTCGCTAGATTTCCTTATCAGGGAAAGGAAAATCTGTCGCATATATCCACCAAAAATCCGGTTTATAATTTGATTTAGCACAATAATCTAAATATTCTTCGTGCGATATATAAGATTTATATTGCATCATTCCCATCGTATAATGTTTTTTAAAATCCCCTTTATAGCAATCATAAGGTGGAAATATCTGAATAATAATTGAATCTTTGTCGGGCCCTTTGTCTAATATGTGATGCCATTTCATCATTAAAACCTTTTATAATGCAGGGTGTTTAGGTATCTTTAACCAATGTGTTATGTTATCCATATTCACTGCGCAATCGCTAAATTGATCCACTCCTGCCCAATCCCATGAATGATCGCCCCTATCTTGATAGAACTTTACTAATGCAGGATCTGCTTGCGCCCATTTCGCAAGTGCTAATTCATATGGCTTGAAACCAATACGAAACCGAGTCGGAATGATCCCATTTTCATCAGCTTTTATGTTTGTTGCTAATACAATGTAATCTGCATCATAGTCATCAGGCAATCTATCCTTAACTGATATCCATTCCATCATTTATCCTTCGTTTTGGCTTGATTTTATTGGTGGTAAATATACGCAATATATGTAATCTTGATGTGTTTCTGAACATGGTGCGCATATCATATGCCAATAGATGCCTTCAGATTCTCCTAAAGGATATTTATAATAGGGGATTTCTTCATTTTTAGTGCCGCATATTTCGCACAAAGGTTCGTATTCCATTATTTATCCTTATTAAATTCTTTACCGCACATATGACATTGCATCATTTCTCTTTTTCAAAGTCGCCTCGCAAAATAGATTCAGCCAATATTTCTATGCAAGACGTTCTAGGCCCCCACGTTTTACCTTCTATATCTATTTCTAAACGATCTTCTTGACATGGATAATTGGCGATTGCAAAAGAATCTAGCCCATGCATTCTATTAATACTGCATTGCAATTTTAATAGACAACTACCGCATAGTTCCAATTTTATAGATTGTGCATAATTATAAAAAAACAAAGAGCATTCTTTTTCTGTCATATTATCTGGCATTTTTACTTGTGTTTCTTTCATCATTTATCCTTTTAATAGTCATTTTCCTTGATACAAGACACATTATTAAGATTGAGCCATATTTCATAATCATGTCCATCTATATCTTTTTTGTAGGTAATCCATAAATGTGTTGTGAAAATATCATTGTCGCACATTTCTGAAATATGATCGATGAGATGCTCATACATATCGTCAGTTAAAAACAATCGTTCTTCTGCGCCATCTACATATCTTATCGTTATACGTTTTATTGTTTTTTCATTCAATTTCATTAGTCTTCCTTCGGCAATGTTGGTAATGGCATCCAATGAGAAAATTCAGATAATAGGCGCAATTCGTTATGGCTACTATCTGAATTAAGTTCTTTAATGCAAATCATGTCTCTACCAAAATAGGTAGTATAAAAAGCGATATAATACCCTATATCATATCCGCCGAGAGCTTTAATTTTATAAAATAGTACTTCTTTGTTTATTTCAGGTTTTTGGTCTATGAGTTCAATCCATTCCATGTGAGGTCTTGTGCAGGTTATAGTAAGAGGTTTAAGGGATGATACGGTTATTGGGGACTTTCTCTCTTTCATTAACGATTGGAAAAATGGGCACTTGATTCTTTCATTCATTTCTTCATCAGTTTCTAATGGCCGTCTTTCGTGGGCTTTAGGACATGACCAGGTATGACATGGAAACCCGAAATCTCCAAAATTGCCTCCGCAAGTACATGCGCATGTACATTCGCTATGGCTTTTCATTAGTCTTCCTTAAACCTTACTATTTTCTTGATATCGATCTTTTTGTCCCATGAGATAAAATAATCGGAATTATTTTCATTGACTTTTTGTATTGCTTTGTTGATTTCTGAGATTATAAGATCTCTGAATTCTTCACCCTCTTTAACATATGAATGAATAAAAACATCCCATCTTCTTTGGTATTCTTCGTAACATGCTTCGCATAACTTATAATCAATACCATGATTGCCCTGTATTATAACAGCATGTTGTTCATCATTCTTGCATCGTGAACAAGTATCTACTGGAATTGCTTTTTTCTCAGATTTTATCCAATTCATTAGTCTTCCTATCGGTTTTCGCCTTCATACGGTTCTTCAAACTCATAAGATATTAAAAAATCTACTTTGTCGTTCGTGAATACGTCACTTTTATGGATAATTTCTAGCCCTAGCGAATATTCAGGATACTTCTCGTTCATTCTCAGCATTATGTCATAAATCTCAGAGGCTATGTCCTTTTCAAGGGATGTTAACTTTCTATGTTCCATTAGTCGTCCTACCAATGCATTTCATACGGCGGATGGTTGGAATCGAACCAACATTGAGGCAAACCTATTTTGCATTGTCGTACGCTGCTTAATAGTTTTACCTTCTAGACGCACTACGTTCTTAGCTATCCACTTGCCTTCACCCGCCATGTTTTTATTCTACCAATGCATTTCATAATGATCTGTGTCCGGCCATGCTTTACCGTTCTTTACGAAATCCCCGCCCCACTTATTATGGACGTCCAAGCTCTTCCAGTATTGTCCCATAGCATAATAAGCTTCGGTCCCGCATGGCTTAGGGTTGCCCGGCTTGAATAATGTCAAATCTACCGCCAATTTCTTACAATGTAAGGAGTTTTTGATGCCTTTGCCCTCTTTAGCATCCAAGGCTGCTTGCTCAACTGATCTATAAACTTCGCCGAGCGTGCAATAATAGCCTGATTTGTAAATATAATTCAATAATCTGCCCACATTATAGCTAAATAATGCCTGTTTTTCGCTTAAAGTAAAGACATTCGGATCGTTATCTAAGTTGATAGTTATGGGATAACACAAACTTGCAATTGTTATCATCATCCATGGCAATAATAATTCTCTTATTTCCATTTTTGGCTTCTTTCGACAATAAAAAAGGGCTCCGAAGAGCCCCCCAAAACTAAGGAAATGTTAGGATATCTTACCTTTGATGTCTAATGCAGACATAGTAATATCGCCGAGTGTTTTAATAACTGCTTCTAGAATTTCAAGAACTTCTGCTGGTGTAATCTTACCATCTGCTTCAGCTGCTTTGACTGTAGCTATGATATTTTGCACATCGACATACAGTGTCTGTGAATTTCCCAGAATGTTTTCTATGCTGCTTAAGATTGTTGAAGCTGACATGATCTTCCCTTTCTGTTTGATCTTCAATAAACACTACTAATACATTAGCATAATGCTCATCATATCAGTTAATTGACTAAACGCTCCAATTCTATATACCTATATATTAATTAGTTTATCACATTGCGTATAGTTTTGTCCTTGGGTTAAGCAGGACAAACCGGTAACGACCAGTTCGAAAGAGCTGGTTTTTTTTTATCTTGCTGTAGTACTCTACGCAAAAGTGAAAGGGTACTATGGAAAAGAAAATCTGTTTACGATGTGAAAAAGAATTTATTCCTTGCCAAGATGGAAGATCGCATGATTTTTGCAGTTTCAATTGCTATCGAAGAGACCGTTTAGAGAGGCATAAAGTAGATACGCAGCATAGAGCTGAACTAGGACTCCCTCAAGCGAGATTCTGTACTTCTAGGAATAAAATATAGTAGGAGTTGAATATGCTATTCCCCCAATTGGGCCCCCAATACTATGAAGAGCCCGATAAAGCTATACTCGGCCGCATGGAAGCTTTTTATGCTGAAGCAATTACAATCAACCAATCTTTTTGGGGCGAAGCAGATACCGATCAGCGCTTCTTTCTTGGGGATCAGACCCTTTGGAATGACCTCTATGGCAATCTTCCGGCAAATAGACGCCGTATGTTCAACTTTAATCGCATTATGCGCGTTATTAATATGATCGAAGGATATCAACGACGTAATCGTAAATCTACTATCTGCGTTGGCGTTGAAAACTCAGATGATGAAACTGCAGATCAATTCACAAAAATTCTTATGCATATCGCTAGCACTGAACGCGTATTAGAAACTATATCAGATTCTTTCCATGGTGCCCTCATCTCCGGAATGAACCTTCTGCATGTATGGGTTGATTATCGTCAAGATCCTGTTTCGGGAACTATCAAAGTCGATAACTGTCCGCACAACTACTTCCTTATCGACCCATACTTCAAGAAGGCCGATCTCTCAGATTGCAACGGTCTTTGGAAACGTACCTTTATGACTAAGCGTGAAGTTATCTCTTTAATGCCCCAATATTCTGAAGAGATCTTAGGCCTCTATGGGGTGGATAATCGTGATGGAAAGTTCCAATTCGCACCAGAGCAATATAATTACGGCCTCAAAAATCTTCTTACCTACGATGAATTCTGGTACAAAGATTATCGTAAACAGAAGATGCTCGTAGATACTCAAACTGGTGAGACTCAAGAATGGAAATCCCAAGATGAAGATAGACTTCGTCTGTTTTTGCAGGCATATCCGACAGTAACTATGATTGAGCAGGAAGTGCCGACAACTAGACTCGCAATAGTAGTTCAAGGACGTGTATTTTATGACGGACCCAATCCTATGGGCATAGATCGCTATCCCTTTGCGCCCGTTTGGGCATATTATGAACCACATTGCGAATACTTCCCATGGCGCATACAAGGAGTAGTTAGAGGTCTCAGAGATGCTCAATATCTATACAATCGCAGACGCGTCATAGAGTTAGATATCCTCGAATCGCAGATCACGTCTGGTTGGAAATACAAAGAGAATGCGCTTGTTAATCCCAAAGACATATTCTTATCCGGACAAGGTCGTGGTATAGCTCTCAAAGAAGATGCACAAATGACCGATGCCGAACAGATTATTGCACCGCAGATTCCGCCATCTATGATCCAGCTAAGTGAGCTTCTAGCCAAGGAAGTTTCAGAAATATCGGGGGTAAACGAAGAACTACTCGGCAGTGCGCAAGATGACAAAGCGGGAATATTGTCCATGCTGCGGCAAGGTGCTGGACTAACTACTTTACAGCGCTTATTTGATCAATTGGATTATTCACAGGCTCTTCTCGGTTCGCTTATGATTGATCTTATTCAAGCTAACTATACGCCCGGCAAAGTAGATAAGATCTTAGAGAATGGACAGCATCCGACGCCGCAATTCTATAATAAAGCATTCGGCCGATATAATGCGACAGTCGAAGAAGGGCTCAATACGATTACGCAAAAGCAGATGAACTTCGCACAGTTATTTGAGATGAAGCAAGCAGGTATGAATATACCAGATGAACTGCTCATTGATGCTTCTACCTTGCAGAACAAGAAGAAACTTATAGACGCTATTACGCAAGCTAACCAAGCTGCTCAACAATCTCAACAACAGCAAATGCAGGTGCAGATGCAGGAACTTCAAGCTCGTGCTGAATTATCTCATGCTCGTGCAGCAGCTGATTGGGGACTAAGTGAAGAGCGTAAGCATGAAGCTGCTAAAGATGATGAAGTAGCGTTGCTCAATCTTGTAAAGGCTCTAAAGGAGATTGATACAATGGATCTATCTCATATCGAGCAGCTCATTAGAATGTCACAGTCTTTAAAGTCTGAGCATGAAGCAACTGAACAACCACTTAATAGTACCTTAAAAGAATCTATTCCTGGAGGCTCAAATGACGTACAAAAAGTTGCATAAAGCAAAAAAAAATCGCGAAGTTGCGCGCGCCTTACATAGATTGCATGAACGGCATGGGTTCCACTTACCGATTGCAGATCTCAGAAGGCGTCATGAAATGGAAGATTCTAATTTGAAATAATCCCTCTAGTAGTTAGAGGGGACAACCCTTGCTACCCTAATGGGCAAGCAGTAACTATAAGGAGGCAGCAATGCCTAAAAGACATCACTCTTCACATCACCATGAAGTGCATCATAGCAGAGCAGATTCTAGCTATGCAGTTGACGGAGCCTATGCAGGACGAGATGCAACAAAACGCATGGAGCATCATGATTCTATGATGATTTCCGAAGATTCCAGCGCAATCGCCAATCTTCCACAGAACGTTATTATGAAAGATTGGTCAGATCATGAAGCATACTTGCCAGAGATCTTGGATGATACCATTGTAGGAATCAATAAACAGATCAACTACGATGACAAAAAGCGTGCAGAACACTTTGTACCTAAGAAGGTCTAACATGATCGTACTCAAACCAACTTTGATGGGCGATGTAGGCACTGCAAAGACTGATACTACTAATGCATCAGACTCTGAAGTTGCTCGTGTCGTATTCTATCAGAATGTAGACCCTAGACGACGGGCAGAAGTATTAGATTCTGAGTTGATCCACGAAGATCATACAAAGAACTCTAATCTTCCTGACCAGTTCATCTATGGCAAATTCAGGCAGGAGTATTACTAATGCCTTCGATGATGAGAATGCCGGGCAAGGCCAAGAAGATTGCCTATAAGATTCTTGGTATCCCTGCAAATCTAGAGTATAAGCGCGATGCAGTTGAGAAGAAGATCAATAAGCGCTTGATCTTTGAAGAATCTATTCGCGTTAGGTAATAATCAGGGGGCTCCGGCCCCCTCTCACAAGGAAGATAATGAATGTTCCTAAGAAATTCTGGGCCGAAGAAGCCAAAGAGCCAGCTCATAAAGATATTAAAAAGGCTTTGGAGAAGAAATCTGGTAAGAAAGATCCTAAAAGACCTATGCATCATAAAACGAAGAAAGTATCAAAAAAGGCTAAAGCCACACGGTATAAATCAGTACCAAAATCTAAAGGGAAAATATTCAAAGGAAAAGCTGAAAAAAGCCCTAAAGTTAAATCTTTTATCGAAAAAAGAATGCATGAATTTAAAGAAGGGAAAATGCATTCCCGTGTTAAAAAAACGGGGCCGAAAGTAACCAATCCCAAACAAGCAATCGCTATAGCTTTGAGTGAATCAAGAGCCAAGGGTGCTAAGATTCCTAAAAAACGTAAATAGCCTTTCTATTATCTCCAGAGCCCGGTATGAATCATCTGCCGGGCTCTTTTAAGCAAAGGATAGTATGGAGAAATCAACTGTAGGCAAAATTGCTACAGATCTAATGGCCAAGCCAGATAATCAGCATACTGTCGTAGATCAGATGCAAGAGAATCTCACCGATTATGACAAGAATATATTTCTCTGCGCAGAACAAGCAAAGAAGATATATCCAGGAGATTTCTATATCGTTGTAGAATGCAAAAAAGAAAGATTGCTCGAAAATGTGATCCGTAATTACTTTTTTGCACGCCTGTCCGCGCCTACCCCATCTTGGGACCAAACTGTCTATAAATACCACAGGAACCGTGAATGGGTTGAATTTCTGTGGGTAGTGCCCTCTAAAGATGCATGTGAATATTTAACCATCAATAAATACTATGTGATAGAATCTGAGCGTGAGTTACTCAAGTTTGTGCTGGACTACAATGATGGAACGCTGCTAAAGTTAGCTAAGAAATTGAACGGTGAAGCTGATGATAGTCCGCTCATAGAAGGAAAAGTATGATCGATGCATCAAAGGTTATGAAAGATGGCTGTACTTTTTGTAGGCGAGAAGTGCCTTTTGAAGATGAAAAGCCGCTTTTAATGACAGCGCACAATGCGTACAATGCATATGGCATGACAAGGATATACATATGCGAATATTGCGATGAATTGAATGATAAATTTATGGTAGGTACGAATGAGTTAATGAGAGATATTCAAGGTCAAGATCCTTTTCAATATCCGACAAAAAAAGATATTCATAGAGCAATTGCGGAGGATTTGCCTGTCGAATGTTTAAAATGCAATGCGCAAGATCCAGAAGGAAAAGACTGGAGATTGATTTCGCCTGATGATAAATCTTTTTCTATTTTGTGCCCTGAATGTAACAAAAAGCTTGTCAGGAAACAAAAAGAATTTGCCGAGAAATTCATAGAACAATATGCAAAATTAGAGGAGTAATATGATTGATAATGAACAAATTCCCCAGAATGAAGAGAATTTCCAAGATGTTGGCAAAGATGAAGTTCCTCATGTAGAACCTATAGCAACAGATGAGCCTGCTGTAGAACCTCAAGTAGCACAAGCTGCGCCTACCGAAGAAACTCCTCAGCAGCGAAATTTTAAAGCTTTGCGCGAACAAGCTCTGCGTTTAGAACAAGAAAAACAGGAAATGGCTCGCCAACTTGCAGCCTATCAACAGCAACAACAGCCTCAACAAGAATCGATCGAGCCAGAAGATAATCTCGCGCCCGATGCTCTAGTCGAAAAGAGACATTTATCGCGTTATGATAAGAAAATAAGCAAACTAGAGGCACAATTAAAGCAATATCAAGATCAATCTGTCGCGACATCTGCTGAATTGCAACTTAAGACTAAATATGCTGATTTTGATGCGATTGTTAATAAAGACAATTTAGAGATGCTCAAATTGACCTATCCTGAACTAGCGCAAACTATTTATAATAATCCTGATTTGTATACAAAAGGCGCCTCCGCATATACCATAATCAAGCAAATGGGCATCGCGCCAGGCGCCCAGATTGATGTTGATAAAGACCGTGCTATTAAAAATGCAGCCAAGCCGCGCCCTCTTGCTTCCGTATCGGCTTCGCAAGGCAATGAGAGTCCACTACAACGTGCCAATGCTTTTGCTAATGGCCTGACCGATGATCTTAAGGCGCAGTTGCATAAAGAAATGATCGAAAGCATGAAAAATCTTTGATAAACTTTCTTTAGGAAGATAATTGTAGCGGTGTTGGAGCCGTGGCTAATAACCAAGCGTGCAGGCGCACTTCGTTAGAAATAATGATAAATGTTTACTTACCTGTTCAGGCGGCTGCCGATTATCTTCCTAAACTGTAGATCCGTGAACCCCTATGTTATAACCTGTAATATCCGAATGGACATTGCAGGTTCTTGTTTTATCTTCCTTATTTTTTTCTATGCCTATTATTGCAATTCTCTTTGTGAGTTACCCACCGACAATTGCCTGGTTCATAATTGCCATCATTATCTATGCGATCGATTGTTAATTTGGTAGGTCGCGGCCCCATATCCTTTAGAAAGTTTTCAAAATTTAACCAGCGCTCGCATACTTTTATGCCTCTGCCTCCATAATAATGATAAGTGCTACAATTAGAGTTAGTACAACGATCTATCATTGCTCGCCATATTTTATACGTAGAAGAATTGCTAAAACCATGGGTGATATTTCCACGAGAAATCTTTCTATTATGGCATATAGTACATTGCGTAGTATGTTCAGACCTAAGATCTGATCCATAAATAATGTTTTCATTTCCACATTTACAACGGCACTTAAATCGTTGGAGTTTATTCTTAACATCTACAAATTCTACAACTTTCCATTTTCCGAATGTTCTTCCTAGCATTAAATCGGGATCATATTGAGATGCATAATGACAATCTTTACATTGCGTAGATCTTCCCGCTCTTAAGGTATTTGCAGGGATTATTTTTACATTGCCACATTCACATTTACATTCGTACCAAGCTCCTGGTTTATCATTTTCGACTAAACCAAGTACATGCCATTTTCCGAAAATACGTCCTTCGAGCGTGAGTATTTTATAACTTCTTTTCATGCGCACCCCTGTAAAATTTGATTCCTGTTCATGCATATACACAAGAATGCTCAATTTGCCTCAATATTGCAATCATATCATGTAAGTCGTATACTGAATTCAGCGTTTGAGTAGAATCGCTATCTACACTTCAGCGTTTAAGCAAGATCGCTCCTTGCATTCGGGTGTTATTTGCCTAGGCCATCACCCAGTCTAGAAAGTCTATATACTTCATGGTTCTTTATAGGAGCATTAAAAATGCCTATAACAACTACAAGCACTCTTTCGGCGCCTGTGCAGCAGAGCTTTAGCTATAAGTTGCTCAGTGTGCCGGTGCCAAATATGATCCATAAGATCCCTGCGATGCGTAAAAATATGCCTCGCAATGGTGGTACTACACTCAGAATGCGTCGTTATAATCCGTTAAATACCGCTATGGTTCCATTAGGGAATACAGGGGTTACACCTCCTGCTCAATCCCTAACGGCTGTGGATATCGATGCAAAGATATCATTTTACGGAACTTATGTCATGCTTTGTCCTAATTGAAATAAATTGAGCATGTAAAATCCTCTCTGATTGACTCGAATCCCTGACCGAGTAAAGTCGAAGGCAACGAGGCGGAAGCGCAAGCACCGTGAACGTAGTAAGCGAGAGGACCACAAAAGTGGATGCAGTACTCTGGACTTTGCAGAAATGCAAAGAGGCTAGCTGAGAAGACTAGCACGCCTGAAAAGGTTAACAAGTAACAGATGGAATGAACAGGTCACTTTACAGAACCAAGACCCTAAACGTAGATCGTTTAATTGAAATAATTGTACTTTACACTTTACATATGTTATACTTCTATTTGTGGAAGGATACATATGAAAACGGATAAAATTGTTATGTCGTATTTAGCTGGAATAATGGATGGCGATGGTAGTTTCTCTATAGGAAAGCTTTCGAAAGGAAGTTTGAATCCTTTATATCATCCGTTATTGCAGTGTGGTTCTTGGAGAATAGAATTTTTGGATCTATTAAAAGAAACTTTCGGTGGTAATTTTGTTGTTGGCAAGCCATGGATTTGCAAGGATGGTTCTATGGGGCATGCATTAACTTGTTGGAAACTACGGAGTTCAGCAAATTGTAAGCCAGCTCTTGAGGCTTTAATTCCTTTTTTAAAGATTAAAAAGGAACGGGCTGAAATTGTGCTGAAATTCATTAATGAATGCCCATTTATCCGGGGTAAAACATTATCTAAGGATGAAGTTATCAAGCGAGAATCTCTTTATTTAAAAGTAATAAATTATAATGATTGGAAAGGTTGTTATAAGAATATTACTTCACAATTAGCACAAAATATGTCCGAAGATCCTATTTTTTGGTCTTATGTTGCAGGATTGATTGATACAGATGGTTCGTTCTCGGTTAAAAAGCAAGTTCGCAATAAAGGAACTAATGTTATTAATGCGAGATATTTACCTGTTATATCAATTTCAATGACTGATACGAGAGCTATTAATTTTATTCGTGAAAATTGTAATGTTGGTAGATTTTATGTTCCTAAAAATGAATCTACGAATGCTAAAATGCATTATCAATTCGGCGTGTATACCAAATTAGAATGTATTGAATTTTTGAAACGTGTTATTCCGTATCTACGTTCTAAGAAAGCTAATGCAGAAGTGCTCTTAGATTTTTGTATAAACTCTAAGAATACTCTTGTATGTATTTATGGCGTACCTGCCGAAGAAATAGCATTTAGAGAACAATGCTACCAAAAATTATGTTCATTAAATAAATATGGGGTCTATAAATCTTCTCTGATCGACTCGAAACTCTTACCAGGTGATGCTGGAGACAACGAGGGGCAAGCAGGTAATACCGTGCAGCCTGAACGTAGCAAGCGAGAAGACCTAGAAATAGGATGCAGTGCTCTGAACACTACAGAAATGTAGTGAGGCGTAAGTAGAGAAAACGCCCGCCACATCAGTGGTCTCAAAAGTAACAGATTGGTATTAAACGAATGCGCCGCGCGTTTGGGAGTATCACTTCGCCAAACAGAGGATCAGCTCACTCGTGACATGCTTGCAGCAACTGCTGGTTTCATTAACTGTACCGGCGGTGTCAATGGTGACAACCCTACAGAAATCACCTTGCAAGACTGCGACACTGTAACTCAAACTCTTTTGACCAACAATGCTTATACCATCATGGATAACATTGAAGGTGAAAATAAGTTCGGTACAGCTCCGGTCCGTGATGCTTATTTTGCAATGACGTCAACCAAGTTGACCCCGGATCTTAATAACATCAATACCTTCACTCAGAAGAACCAATATCCTGCTCCAATGAATGCATTGCGTTCAGAATGGGGCGCATGTGGCAACCTTCGTTTCCTAGTGTCGTCTATCGGTAGCATCACGCCAGCCGCTTCTGCCAATAGAGCAGATGTTTATAACATCTTCTGTGTCGGCATGGAGGCATATGCGTGCGTCGATCAGGATGGTTACAGCGCATCTTTCATCTATCGTCCGCCTATATATGACGGCCCACTCGCGCTTAACGCTTCAGTCGGATATAAATTCGCTGAAGTACCGCGCATTACGAATGATTTATGGATTGTTAACCTTCGTGCAACCAAGAGACTATAAAGGAGACTAAGATGGTTAATATATTCAATGGTTCTTTTACTTCTACTGGTGCCGCGCAAACATTAGTTCTTCGTGGCGACTTGGATAGTCTTGAAGTTTGGAATAAGACAGAGATCGGCGGTCTTAATGCTAATCATGGTGTAAATTACTACTGGCAGAAGGGTTTAGTCGCGAATGATGGTATTGTTTATCTGCGTAATGCAGGTGCAACAGCCATACAAGCGACAACATCTTTTGCGTTAGCAGTGCCAGGATTTACTCTTGTCAATTCTTCTTTCAATACTCCAGGCGCAGCAGTAGTTACAACTGATGTTGGTACTACTGCTCACCGCGTATTAACTGCGAATACAACGGGATTGTCAATAGGTAGTATAGTACGCTTATCTTCTATGACAGGCGCTGCTGAGTTTAATGGTATGGACTTTACTGTTACCGCAGTTAACCCGGGTGTAAGCTTTGATATAGCTTATACTCCAGTTACTGTAGCAGCACCAGGCGCCGGCCAATATACTCTCATTCCGTTCGATACTTTGTATTATCCACGCAATAGATATATTGCTTCGATAAGCAAAGCCACTCAGGCGGTTGTAGTTCTTACCGTAACGCACAATTTCCAAATAGGTCAACAGATTCGCTTCCATGTCGGCTCGGTATATGGCATGACTCAAATCGATGGCCTAACGGGCAACATTGTCGCTGTTGATACGACAGCGAATAGTATTACTGTTGATATTGATACAACGGCGTTCACTACTTTTGCATGGCCATTAACAGCAGTTGCAGTTTATCCATATACATTAGCTCAAGTTGTTCCTGTTGGGGAGAGTACTCCAGTAGCCTTAGCTGCTACTCCTCCAGTAGATGTCTTGACTGATGCCACAATTAACACTGGTTATACCGGTATTGTATTGGGTGCAGGAATAACTAGCCCTGCTGGATCTAATGCAGACGTCATTTATTGGCGTGCTACAAGTTCTTTCAATCTCTAGGGTTTGTTCATGGGGATGCTGAGGAAGACAATTCTTCAGTATCCCCTGCATGGTATAAACATTTTTAGGAGAAACAATGGCAGAAGCAACAATAGAAAAAAAAGAAGCCAAGAAGATTAATCTCAAATATCAACGCGATAAAGATCATGAGATAGTCAAAGGGATATTCAGATTCTATGAATGCGTTGGAGCTACATTGAGCTTTGTATATAAAGCTTATAAAGAAGATGATGTAGAGCGTTATGACCTTGTAGACGGTCAAGTATATTCTATTCCTTTAGGAGTAGCGCGGCATCTTAATAAATCAGGTCGCTATCCGATACATGAATATAAGATGAATGAAAATGGTGTAGCAAGTCAGCATATTGGCAAGCGAGTAGCTCGTTATGGATTCCAAAGTTTAGAGTTTGTAGATATTTCAGATACTGATGCCACTGGTTCTGACGGTATTATAGAAATAACTGAGGCACTATAATGGCTTTTCCGACAATACCGGATATACCATATCCCCAGTTCCAGCCTGCAATGCGCGTCATAACCGCCATAACCAATGGCTTTCCTGCTGTAGTTACAACTGATATAAATCACAACTACCAGACAGGCCTTATTGTCCGTTTAGATATACCAGAAGATTATGGAATGGTCCAAGCAAATAAGCTATTCGGAACGATTACACGCATAGATGCTACTAATTTCTCTATAGATATTGATACAACTAATTTTTCTCCTTTTATAGTTCCCGGAGCCTTGATAGTCTCCACATTGGCGCAAGCAGTTCCGATGGCCGAAGATGCTTCAATTATATATCAGGCCGTTAGAGATGTTACGCCTAATAATATTTTGCCTTAGGAAGTCCCGTCTAAGCGGGCAACTCGATAGGAGCTCTTATGCCATTAGCAAATCTCTCTACTATAAGAACTAAGATCCGAAGATTGACTCGTTCTCCTTCAGATGCTCAATTATCGGATGCTGATATTGACCAGTATATTAATACTTTCGTTATCTATGATATGCCAGAGCAGGTGCGGTTATTTGATCTTCGTACAACATTAACATTTTATACTTCGCCATTTATAGATACTTATAGTACAAATACAACAGATCCTACCAATCCACTCTATGATTTTAAGAACAAATATATAACAGTCCATGAACCCTGTTTTATAGCCGGATATCAACAATTTTATAGCCAATCGAGAGAGCAATTCTATGGGCTCTATCCTATAGTGAATAGTATCCAACAAGTTGCCCAAGGTGATGGTACTACAACAAGTTTTACAGGCACTGTTCCTTTTGGCCAATCTACAACTGCGCCATTAACTGGTCCGCATATTCTGCAAAATAATGTGACATTTACATCAGTCGGGCCCAATGGTGAACAGATAGTAGCCAACGATGTGCCAGTAGATACTGCAACTGGATCATTCACGGGAACATTGGGTGCCGGAGTTAACCAAATAAACTATCTGACTGGCTATTATGATATAACATTCTCGATAGCTCCAGCGGCTGGCGTAGCTATCACCGCAGAATGTATTCCATACCAACCGGCATTGCCTCAGGCTGTACTCTATTATCAAGATCAATTCATAGTTAGGCCTGTGCCGGACCAATCTTATCCGGTGAATTTAGAAGCTTATATTGTACCTACTGAACTTCTAGCTACTACACAGAATCCAGATATAAGCCAATGGTGGCAATATATTGCTTACGGTGCTGCCAAGAAAGTGTTTGAAGATCGTATGGATACTGAATCTGTCCAACAAATAATGCCTGAGTTTAAAATGCAAGAGAAATTGGTACTTAGAAAGACGCTGACGCAGTACACAAATGAACGTACTGCGACCATTTATACTGAACAGACCGGCGGCTTGACATCGGGCGGATTTGGATGGGGATCGGGAAACATATGAGGCTATTATAAATGATTTTTTCTATATTGCAAACAAATATTATACACGATAACGTTATAAGGGAACTGATCAACATGCTGCGAAAGGACCTTGTAATGTCATATATTCAATGTAAAATTTGCAAGCGAGAATTAGACGTAAAAAATTTTTACAAGAAGCAGCGGTCAACATGTAAAAATTGTTACAATAAAAATCGCCAAGAAAAATATAAAAAATCTATTTGTCGTTATTGTAAAGAAGAATTCAGGCCAGGTATTAAAGGACGGTATAGATATTGCAAAGATGAATGCCGTTTGAAGGACAAGATAGCTGTCGATGATAAAACCGGATGCTGGAATTGGCAAGGTTCTATTTCCTTGAGGGGATATGGAAAAATTGTCTGGGGTTCAAATACCGGGGCATTGGCGCATCGCGTTTATTACCAAGTCTTTAAAGGGAATTTGAAAGACAATAAAGTAATCATTCATTCTTGTGATAATACGAGATGTGTAAATCCAGAACATCTACGAATAGGAACTCGTAAAGAGAATACGGAAGATGCTCAATTAAAAGGACGCTTGAAATTGAGAAGTCGGCTTACCAGGGAACATGTAATTAATATACGAAAATTATATCATGAGGGGACTTCGCCTGAAATTCTAGCAAAAATGTATAAAAGATCACAGGGAACTATTATGGATATTGTCTATCGCGTTTCTTGGAAGGAAATTTAAGGAGATACAATGGCTTATTTGCCAAATATACCAGCTGCGGCTGATCAAATATCAACTTCCCAAGGACAAATACAGGGGAACTTTACATCTATCGGAACAGTTTTCGATCAGAACCATGTAGATTTTAATTCAGGAGCAGGTATAGCAGGACAACATAGTTTTATACAGCTGGCAGCTCAAGCTCCGACACCTGCTTTTAATGGTATTCCAGGATTCTGGGTTACCAATGCTACAAATGATATTATGGTGCATAATTCAGCAGGAAATGATGCGAATATTACTGCTTATACATGCAATACTACTGGACTAGGTACAGGCTATTTTTATTTACCTTGTGGAATCTTAGTTCAATTCGGCAGACAGCATGTTGTTGCAGGTGCAGGCGTTATCAATTTCCCCATAGCTTATCCTGCTGGGCATATACCATATGTATTATTAACAGGTATGCAATCTACTGCTGGCGGATTTTCTACTTATGCATCAGTTAATAATACAGCAGGTCTTACTAATGCTCTTTGCAATGTCAATTTGCGCCAACAGAATGCTGCGACATATCAGATGGTTGCCGCTACTGGCGATGTTGAATGGATTGCTATAGGAATCTAAGGAGATAACATGGCATTTGATAGATTCTTGATTGCTCCATTTGATGATGGGCTTAGAACGGATTTGAGACCTTGGTTAATACCGGACCAGGCATTTGCTGAACTCTATAATGCCTATGTATGGCGCGGCAGAGTTCGCAAGCGTTTTGGCGGCCAATTAATGGGCGTAGGTTCTTCAGGATCTTTAACTGCTCCATTATTATCACGCTTTAGAGCGGCGGTAGGAACAACGCCTGCTTCAGGTCCAATAACAGGAGCATTGCCTGGCATTATATTCAATGCAGGGCAACAGATTTCTATTGGCGATAATATATTTACTATTCTTACCGATGCAGCAGGCACCAATGACATGCTGTCTACGAATGCAACTGCTTCTGGAACATTGACCATTGCTGGCGGACCTCCGCCAACTGCTAACTACTCTATAACAATTCCATCTCAACCAGCTGGCGTAACGATATATTATTATCCCGGATTGCCTGTTATGGGTCTTACTAACTATGAACTAGGCCCGGTCAATGATCAACCTACATATGGATTCGACACGCAGTTCGCCTATGAATTTACAAATGGCTGGTCTAGAACTGGCGCCGCTCAAAATGTTATATTCCACGGCGACAATTCGCAATTTTTCTGGACCTGCAATTGGAATGGCATCGCCGATAACCAAACTGCATTGTTTGTAAGTAATTTCAATGTAGATCTGCCTAATGGGCTTCCTGCTCTAACTGATGATCCTATATGGACATATAATTCTTTGGCCACACCAGTCTGGGCTACATTTAGTCCGGCAATAACAACTTATGCGGGACCTACGCATGATATTATTTTCTCTGCGCGTATTATAGTGCCGTTTAAAGATCGTCTTGTAATGCTCAATGTAATTGAACAGAATGCTGCTGGGACTCTCAATACTTGGTATTCCAATAGATGTCGCTATTCACATAATGGTAGCCCATTTGCTGCTAATGCTTTTATCCAGGTAAATAATACAGGCTTTGATGGCGGCGGTTATATTGATGCAGCGACTGAAGAACAGATAGTATCAGCAGAATTCATCAAAGATAGACTTATCGTATACTTCGAACGCAGTACATGGGAACTTGCATATACCGGCAACCAGGTGCTGCCTTTTATATGGCAAAAGATTAATACAGAGCTCGGAGCAGAATCTACATTCTCAACGGTACCTTTCGATAAAGCAATACTCGCTATCGGTAATACCGGTGTCCATGCCTGCTCCGGAGCAAATGTCGAACGTATAGACACCAAGATTCCCGAAAAGATATTTGATATTGCTAACAAGAACGAAGGAGTTCAACGTGTTGTCGGTATCCGTGACTACTATGTAGAAATGGTCTATTGGACATTCCCCAATTCGACAGAATCTACAACTTCTGAATATCCCAATCAAGTTTTGGTCTACAATTATAAAACTAACTCTTGGGCATTCAATGATGATTGCATAACCTTCTTTGGCAACTATGAACAACAATTGGATATTATATGGTCTGAACTGACAATGCCATGGAGTGAGAATAATTCTACTTGGGGCTCCGGTGTCCAACAATCTAACTTTAGACAAGTAATAGCAGGCAATCAGCAAGGCTATGTATTCATTGTAGCGCCTGATTTGCCTTATAACGCTCCAGTCATGTCCATAACTAATATAGTTGCTACAGGAGTAAATAATCTTTTAACGTTGACTGTTATAGACCATACTCTGCAAACACAAGTAGATAACAATGGTGATTATATTTACATAAAAGATTGCCAAGGAGTAACGGGAATTAACGACGGCATCTACCCAGTGCAGTTAGTTTTAGATAGTGACACTATTCGGATAGCCGTGCCAGGCTATACCGGCATTTATTCTGGCGGCGGCAGTATAACAAGAGTATCTATGATAGATATTCTTACTAAGCAATATAATCCGTACGTAGACAAAGGCAGAGATGTCTATATATCCAAAATTGAATTCGGAGTACTAGCAACAGCATCAGGACAATTGAAGGTAGATTATTCGCCTTCAGCTACTCCATTATCAATGGTCGGCGATGGACAAGCAACAGGTACCTTGCTGGGAACAAGTATCTTAGAAACATATCCTTACCCGAATGTGCCTATCGAATATACATCAAACAGGCTATGGCACGCTCTATACTTCCAAGTAGAAGGAGAATGCATCCAATTCGAGATATATTATTCACCAGCGCAAATAACTAATCCTTTGATAGCATTCCAGGATTTCTGGCTGGAAGGAATGGTTTTGCATTGTAAACCTACGACATCAAGGTTGCAATAAACGTTTAACTGAGGTCAAATTTATGCCTAATCCTACGCAATACGGGTCCTACATACCAACATCGAATGTCTGGGATACAGAATCTGAGAATATTAAATCTATGGATGTTACGAAGCCGGAATTTAAAGAGTTGCTTATACGACTATTCCAAGATCTGAACCGTATGGCTCTTTCAGTTAATACTAAAGATGCTGGTATCTATGATACTTCTCAGTTTGTTAATGGACAGATGTGGTTCCCTAATCCCAATCCATTATCGCCATCTTCGCAATCTTCTAACTTCCGACAAGATTATCGTACTATGGTTAATATGGGTGCCTTGTTGAATACTGCTGATAATCATAAAGCTCATGGCATTACATGCGATGCTAATACAAGCTTCACGCGAATCTATGGGGTTGCTACCAATCCAACAGCATTAACATATTTGCCGTTGCCTTACGTTGATGTAAATGGGAATAATATTGAATTATATGCTGATGGTACTCAAGTTCATGTTATAACAATGGATGATAAGACGGCGTATACTACATGTTATGTAGTACTGGAATATCTACTTTATTAAGGAAAAATTATGCCAACAAATCCTACATTTCAAGCAATTAAACAACCAGGAAATGCGTGGACGGGTTATGGACCATCTTTGATGACCACATCGCCCTATGAAGCTCAGCAGCGCCAAATGATGAACCAAGTTGGTCAAATGGGCCTGCAAGGTTTACTCGGTGGTCAAATGCCTGGCGGGATGAGCTTCGAGCCTCTAAGGCGACAGGCATTAACGCAA